TGTCACCAAGATAATCAACCATCTGCGTAGAATTGATTTCGATGGCTCTATTTTCTGCAATCGCTTCACGGAGAATAACATCTTTACCAGAACCAGGACCACCAGTAACAAAGATGGCTTTGAACATGCCACGGTTTACATTTTCATGTAGTCCCATACCACGGCGAACATCATGCATCAGTTCTTTTGCATGTGTGTCTGAAACATGGTGAGGAACACCTTGACGGAAAGATGAAAAATCTTTGTTTTTTGCATGTTCACGCATCTTAGAAGCGGACATACCTTCTGTTCCTTCTGCATCAGGATCACGATGGCCTGCGGAGTGAACAGTTATCTTTTTGAAATGATATTCACCATGGCCAGCTTTCTTGCCATTATATTTGTGTAATAGGTCATGATATTCTTTAACACGGTCTGAACCACCAATAACATGGAGATGGGTTACACCTTTTTTATGCAATTCAGCTGCATGATGTAGTATTGTTGGTTTTTCCTTTGAAGATGCTTCAAAGTGTGTGCCTGGAGAATATCTTTTTAAGTGTTTGACCTTTTGCTCACCACTTAATGGATTCTTTTTAGAATCTTGTGAATGAGAAACGATAACGGAATGACCTCCACCAACCTTGTGTGCAACACTTTTAACTTTGTCTATAAGTTTCAGGTGTCCAGTTGTTGGTGGATTCATACGACCAAAGGCTAAAACATGATGTTTTTCTTTGGTTTGTTCTTCTTTAAGTAACTGTGAAAATGATTTCATTTACGGACTTTTAACAGATTTATCTTACTAAATTCTTTGCGATTAACTAATTTTGTTGGTTCGCCTGCATGATGAATCACAAATCCTTCTGGATCAGTTCTTTTCATTTTACCATCACCAATATCAACATGGTGTTCCAAACCACCTTCATGTTGATTCAATGTTTTAACCAACACATCTTTGGCCATTTGCAAATGATTATGCATCTTCAACATATTATCATATTGTTGTTTATTCTTTTTGATGTGGTCTACATGCAACTTGGCTTCTGATTGTTTTCTACTTTGTGCTGCAGGTGTCTTTAATTTTTCACTTGCCTTTTTATACTTATCCTGTATAAATTTGGATAGACCTTCTGCACTAGGTTTCTCGTCTGTTCTGACGGTGTTATTAATATATTGTTCTAAATGACCACCAGCACCACTATGCGGTGTTACTGCTGAATACATCTTTTGACCTTGTGTGTCATGTATTTTTTGTGCAGCTTGCATATGTTTTCTGAATTCTGCCTGATCAGTATCAGAGTAATGAACTTGTCTAGTATCATGATTTGGTGAAATTCTCCAAACATCAGGATGACTGGCGAAATTGTGTAAGTCTGGATGTGGATCAGCAGTCATGGCTTTGGCAGAATCACCATGATATTGTGTATGAACTACAACACCTACCTTGGCTCTACGAACCTTATCTGCTTCATCACCTTTCGCTGTATATTGAATTGTGTTTGGTGTAAAAGAAACTCCTGTTTTGGTTTCTTTCTTATCATCACCAGAAAACATCATATCACCTTGGTAAACACCGGTCTTTGGTGCAACTTTCTTCAGGTGATTCAATGCATCATGCAACTTGGCCATCAAACCTGGTGCGTGTCCATGGTTCTTTAGTATGTCTGCGTGGGTGTAATTGATTTTTGGTGTTTTATTAAAGGCTGATTTGGATGCGACAAAAAACTTACCGTTTTCTGGATGGTGTCCAAAAACAATTGATGGTGAACCATCATATTTCATGGTTAGATGTGAACTATTGCCACCAGATTTAATATGTTGGTGTGCCTGTTTTAAAGCGGCAACAGTATGTTCAAAACCTTCTGCACCATTCTGCAAAGGCCTATCTTCTGCATGAGTAATATGTTTTAGTTTTCCACCCTCGGCTTCTTCAGCCTGTTCACGGATGTAAGTGGTGAATGTTCTCATTAATACCTTTTGAAATGCAACACACTTTGGTTGCCAGCGGTATATTTATATAAGATTTAAATATACACTTTTGTTCCGAACAAATATTGAAACTGATATATAGCGTCAATAATGTTCAATTTTACCATTTCCGGCCAGCCATCCGAAACAATGTAGTCTGTCAAATTCCACTAAATGCTCTTTGGGAATGTTTTGAAAATGTGCATGTTCCGTGTCAAATCCTTGTTGTATCAATGAGATATTCTTATCAATTACACCTAGGTAAATGTCAATTAGTGATGGACAAAAAGAGAAAACTCTTGTAATCAATAAATCCGAAATGACGGGTGGATTCATCCAACTCTTTATTCTTTTCTTGAATACAAATTTTCCGAACAGATTGTCATATTCGGATATATCAAAACTGTCTTGCAGTATCGTTCTTCCACCAAATTTGAATATGCGTTTCACAGAACTCATCATTTTAGCGGTTTCTGGATTGTGTCTTAGTGTTTGTAAAGTGTTAAACACCAAAACACTTTCTGCCAAACTCTTTTGTCCGTGTTGTGATAATTTCAAAGTATTTTCTTCGGCCGACATATCAATGAAGAAATTGGCTTTTTCTGCAATTGAAAATCTTTCTTGTTCAGTTAAAGGCCTCACAGAAACATCACTAACAACAATAATTGCATCAGGAACAATATTCCGAATTGACTTTAGTGTATCAACCGTTTGTTGGAATCTTTCTTCGTCACTATAGGAACCTATGATAGGTTTTAGTGCTGAGGTGACGATGAATAGGTTTTTATCTGGTATCATAAGAAATCACTTAAGTTATCTGAATCACGGTGTATGTTGATGGCTGTGGCTCTTGGATATGGATTCGCATTGTTGTAATCGTTGATTAGAATTCTCTTGCTGTTTTGCAAACCACAAATCAAGTTGAAACTTTTGAAACCTAGTTCATACAACATTTCTCTTGTCAAGGAAGTGTATTCGTTCTCTCTGGCAGAAGTGAAGATGAATTGTGCGCCGTTCGCCTGTAATTCCAACAATCGTTTAACATTGTTTTCCAACACCACAGGTTTCTTTTTTGCTTCCAAATCAAGTCTGGATTGTGCTTTGATGATTGTACCATCAATATCACAGAAGATGACCGGTCGGTCATTGTATTGAAACCAATCTTGTGCGGTACCAACATCAACATAATCAGTTACTTGTTTGTTGGTGAAAATTGTTCCGTTATTGATGCAACGACCAATCACATCCGAAACAAACACTTCTCTATCGGAGTTGAGTTCTTCAAAGGCCTGTTTATACAACATTGCAGACGAAAACTTATAACCACCAACACAGAAAGTATCTGATACCACTTCTTTCTCCACGATATCCGTTATTATACCATTGTTGTTAGCAATTGTAAAGCTTTTCGATGCAAGTTTCTTCAGGATTTCATGTTGTGAAATTTTACTGACACAAACATAATTATCACCTTGGGTAATATCATGTTCAAAGAAACTATCACAATCTTTAATGAAAATCTCTGAGGTGTGCAATCCAGAGGATTGAATGATCTGATAAACAGTATCGGCCGGACCTCTGGTTGGTTTATCAATAATTACATATTTGATATTATCACACCATTCGTGTTGTATTTGTTCAATTACACCATACTTTTCTTGATGTTCCTTTAAAATACCAAGATGAATTCTAAATCCTCTTTGTCTGAAAGTTCTTAATGCGTTCATTAACATCATTTCACCCTTGTAATCGTATAACAGATACTTGGGTTTCATATTAGGGAATCTAGTAGAAAGACCGGCTGCAGGTACAATTATTTCCATAATCTATGAATCTCTTTCATTAAAAAATTATAATTATCATCACCAATTTCACAATGTTTTAATACTCTTAACAACATCAGAATCAATAATGAATCATCTATATCTTGTGAATATGTTTTTTTGAGTTTTGAATTTAGTATCTCTAATTTAGTATCTAGTTTAGATTCGGAGTTGCGTAGAAACCATTTACATTCTATATCCTGTCTTAACTTTGCAAGATCAAAGACATAAGAATCATACTCAATTGTAACAGGATCAATCATAACAAATCCTGTATTTGTGTGCAAGATGTTTTCTAGTGTGAAGTCTCCGTGATATGTGGATTTTGGAAGAACTTTTGGTAATTTTGCAATCAAATCATACTTTGTGAATGGCATGTTTTTTGTTTTATCCAACCAAACCAATTTATTGAAGTATGTGTCTGTGTAATCCTTCATTTCAGAATCGTTAGAAAAATCATCTATTGTTTCAGAAATAAAATTATATAATTGATTGATGTTGTTGTGAATTAGATAGTTTTCCATATC